TGTTGGCATTATGCGCCTTGATGCTGTAAGCGGTGGTCGCAGATGAGTAGAATTTTACCACCCATAACAATGGATATGAACCAGTGGGCCGAAAACCTGCGCCGCTATCTAGGCCGGGCATTAGACCAGCTGAACTTTAAGGATGCGGAGGCGTCGGCTTCTGAGGATGGAATTTTGTTGTGGGATGCTGCTGAGGGATACCCGGTGGTTTCAAAAAACGGTGAATGGGTGCAGGTTGTTCTGGAAGACGGCAAGTACTCTGGAGCCGTGACGACTGACCAAACTGCCGCGTCCACAAACACAGCTTACGCCTTGACCTACACTTCCAGCATTTCTGACGGCATTTCTAACGGCACTCCGACCTCTCGTATTGTGTTTGATGAAGCAGGTCAGTACATGATTAGTTTTTCTGCGCAGATTGCGTCTACGTCTGCCTCAACTGTAAACTTTTGGTTTTGGCCCCGGGTCAATGGCTCTGACGTTGCCGGGTCAACGATGAAAAACGCACTGCATCAAAACGGGTCTGTTTTGGTTGTGTCTCGCTCGGCAATATTTGAACTTAACGCTGGGGATTACCTTGAGGCCATGTGGGCCGTAGACAGCACTAGCGGGCTTCTTGATGCAACAACCGCAACCGCCTTTGCGCCTGCCGCGCCTGCCTCAACGATAGCAATTACGAGGTTGCATGGATAAAGAGCTAGAAAGATGCAAGCCTTGGATTGATGCAGCTCTAAGCTACAGCGGCGGTACGCATGGCTTTGATGACGTGGTCGCTGGCTTGCAAAAAGGTACGCTGCAACTGTGGCCTACGCCAAGGGGGTGCATAGTCACTGAAATAGTGGTATATCCGAAGAAACGCGTGTTAAACGTATTTCTAGGTGGCGGTGAATTGGACCAGATTTTAGATATGCACGATGATGTGATAGAATGGGGCAAGGCTCAAGGTTGCAGCGCTCTAACAATGTCCGGCCGGTATGGCTGGAAAAAACCATTAAAGGCACACGGCTGGGAAGCTCATCATGCCTCATATATTAAGGAGTTTGAGTAATGTCAGGCGGAAAAGGTGGATCAACTACCTCAACGGTAACAGTACCACAGTACATTGAGGATGCGGCAAAAGCTAATCTGGCCAAAGCTGAAGAGATTTCAAAAATCGGCTACACGCCGTATTATGGCCCAGACGTTGCCGCATTTAATCCAATGCAGCAAGCGGGTTTTCAAAACACAGCCGGAATGGCTGATGCTTTTGGTTTAGCTGGAGGCGGAACTGGCATGGAGGGTATGCCTGCGCCAACTACATATGCGGGCGGTGTCCAAGGGTTACTCATCTGCCCCGATGTTCGAGCAATCTATGGCTGAGCTTGAAGCCCGCCGACCCGGCCAATACGCTGCAATCAATGCGCCCTTCATTGACCCCGTGACTGGTGCGGAACCTGCAAGCCCATACGGAACTGGCGGGGTTGATGCGTCAGGTCCGTTTGGTAGAATTTTATCAGGCGCTGGCCGTTTTAAGGTTAATCGTGCAGCGGCAAGCGGTGCTGCCCCTAACTCAGGCTCTAATAACAATGATGATTTTCATCAACAAATGATGGCAAACGCATCTAATCAAGGTGCTGGTGGCAGTGGTGGTTTCGGCCTTTCTCCATCTGGCACAATATCCGCTGCCCTTCCGGGTGGCGTGAATGACCGAAACTTAAACCGTCCCGTAAACCAATTTATTGCAGGGGCAACCAGCCCAACTCAGCAGTCTGGCGACCCAACAATTAGCCGTCTCCCCGTTGGTAGGTCGGCGCATTCGCAATATGACCCTAGCACACAATCGCTCACTTTGGGCAGTAGCGACGGCGGTGGTGGCACGGACAGCGCAGGCCGAAGCACTGGCGGCTGCGTAGTGGCGACACACGCAGTTAACTCAGGTGCATTTTCCCCAGCCACCAAGCGTGAGGCTGTTGTGTGGTGCATGAACGCGCTGCACGGTAAATGGTGGGGCGAGGCTGTACGGCGAGGCTATCGTTACTGCGGCAATAAGAAAATCGAGCAAGGCAAAGCGCGTGAGCATTACGGAGAGTTCCGTCGTTACATCGACTTTGCCAGTGGTAAAAAGCGCACACTTCAAGGCGCACTTACGTTTACATTCCGAACTGCACAGTTTTTTGCAGTCGGCCTAGTTAAGAGGGACGCATAAGATGGGTAGTTCAGCAGCGGGAAGTCCAAATGCTCTTACAATGGGTCCAATGCCGGGAGGATCGCCCTCTGGCCCCGGCAAGGGTTCTGGTGGTGGCGGGGGAATGCCAGCCGCTCCGACCCCTGCGCCCCCTACGCAAGCCGAACCGCCCCGTACTTACGCGCCACTCCCCCAGCCGGGCGGTTTTAACGTCAATCGTGCAGCGGCAAGCGGTTTGCAGCAAGCCATGCAGGGTACTCAGCAGGCAATGGGGTATCAGCCAATGGCAGTTAGGCCCACTGATTACAGAGCGGCTCAGGCAGGAAGCCAAGGTTACGATGCGAGTCAAGTTAGCGCGGGGCAAATTGCTAGCACTGACCTTAGCGCGTACACTAACCCATATGAAAGCCAAGTCGTTCAGCAGTCATTAGGCGACCTTGAGCGCAGCCGTTTGATGCAGCAAAACCAGCTTGGCGCACAGGCGTCAGCTGCTGGAGCTTTCGGCGGATCACGCCAAGGAATTGCTGAGGCAGAAACCAACCGTGCATTTGCGGAACAAGCGGCTCGTACAGCATCAGGCTTGCGCCAATCTGGATACCAACAGGCGCAGCAGCTTGCAGGGCAAGATATTGCAACGCAGATGCAAGCAGGATTAGCCAACCAAGCCGCTCTTAACCAAGCTGGTCAGTTTGGTGCATCGGCAGCAAATCAAGCTGCATTGCAGAACCAAGCGGCCTTAAATCAGCAGCGTCAGTTTGGTGCTACGCAGGGCATGACGGCTCAGCAGCTAAACCAAGGTGCGGGCTTGCAGGGCGCTCAGTTCCGTTTAGGGGCTGCGAGCCAGATGGGCAATTTGGGTCAGCAAGCGTTTAACACATCGCAGGCTATTCAGCAGCAGCAGATGCAGCAAGGCTTAATGCAGCAAGGTTTGATGCAGCAACTCATTGATGCGGCTCGCGGGCAGTATGCAGGCGCAATTGGCGCACCGCAGCAATCACTTGGATTGCCGCTTGCCGCGTTGGGTGCAGCGCCGGCTCCGCAGAGTACAACTAACACTATGAAGCCCGGCTTGCTTCAATACTTACAGGTTGGCGCAAGCCTTTGCTGGGTTGCCCGTGAAGTTTACGGCGAAGACGATCCAAAGTGGCTACAATTCCGCGAGTGGGTTATTGGTTATTCACCAAACTGGTTTTACAAAGCGTACAGCAAATATGGCGAAAATGTGGCGAAAGTTGTGGCAAAAGTCCCAGCTCTTAAACTGGTTATTCGCCCGTTCATGGACGCCAAGCGCAAGGCAATGGGGTATAAGTAATGCCGCAAGGTTTTATCCCTCTTTCAACTCAAATGGACTTTCTCTGGAATGAAGTGCAGGGGAAGGAAAAGTCTGGCTTCGGCAAGTTTCTTACGGCCAACGCTTCAACGCCAGAAGACTATGCGACGCTGTGGGATAAATACTATGAGCGCTCTGGCGGCGCTGGCGATGAAAAGGCTCGGGGCTACGCCAACAGCGTTTACGCGGCAATGCACGATGGTACGTCCAACCCCGGTGTGATCTCGCCCAACGCAAAGTTTGCTTACGGTTACCTCACACAGAAGGGTCTCACTCCGCAGCAGGCCGCTGGCATCACTGGCCGATTGATGGCTGAGAGCTATCAAGACATGAACCCAGACGCTCGCAACACACTTGCGGGCGGCAAAGGCACATATGGCATTGCGCAATGGCGCGGCAGCCGTATGGAAGATCTGGCCGATTTTGCAGGCGTTGACGTGTCGGACATTACATCACTGCCAGCGACCAGCGCCGGCGGCGGTTTACTTACAAGCAATCAAGGGGGTCAAGACATGGCCATTTCGAATAAGCCTCCATATATGATGGGCGGCGAGCAGACTTACAACGCGCCAAACATGCGGCGGCCAGCGCCTCAGCAGGGCGGGATGCGAGGGCTTCTGTCAACTGTGAAAGACAAGGCAATGGCTGTTGACCCTAATACCGGGCTGACTGGTTATCAGAGGTTTGCCCGTGCGCTTGACCCGTTAATCATGCCAGAGTTGCGCGGAGCTGGTGAGGCTATTGAGAAGCAAGGCGCGCAACGTGTTGCGGCGAGCAATCGAAACAAGACCGTTGAGATGCTGCGGGCTAGAGGTCGTGATGACTTGGCTGACATGGTTGAGCGCGGCATGATTTCTGGCACTGATGCAGCCAGCCAGTTGCTTGCCACGCCGAAAGAAAAAGGCAAAGTTGTTGACGCTTCAGTTCTGCGCCAAATGTTCCCCGGCGCTGAGATTGACCCCGGCCTTTATAATTTGAAGCCCGACGGAACGGCCAGCAAGATCGGCGGGGGCGGAGTTAGCGTCAATGTTGGCGGCGAAGGCGCAGAGGCATTTGATAAAGAGTTTGGGAAACTGGACGCAAAAGCATTGGCTGAAGTTGCTGGCGTTGGTGCTACTGCATCCAGAAGCCTTGCACAAATTGGTCGCCTTGAGGCATTGCTAAGCAACATTGACAGCGGCATGGGCGCAAGCGTTAAGGAATTCGCAGGAAACTTTGGCATTCAGACTGAAGGGCTTGATGACATTCAAGCGGCAAATGCGCTTATAAGCTCCCTTGTCCCAGCGCAACGGCCTCCGGGGTCTGGCCCAATGTCAGACGCAGATTTGGAGCTTTTCAAGCGGTCTCTGCCTCGCATAATCAACTCGCCGGGCGGCAACCAAATTATTATTAATACAATGCGCGGTCTGGCTGAGTATGACGCCGAGGGCGGTAGGATTGTGCAGCGCTTGCGTAAAGGGGAAATCACGCAAGCTCAAGCGTTTGAGCTGTTGAACAATCGCGCAGACCCGTTTGCAGCGTTTAAGGCTCCAGCAGGGCCAGCGCCGAGTGGCGGCTTAACCCGCCAAGATGCTTTAGATATTTTGGGTGGATAAGGAGCCTACTATGGCAGATACGATGACATCGGCGGAGTCCTCACAAATTCTTCAAGCCATTAAGGTTTTGGAGGAACTAGAGGCTAACGGTACAATCACAGCAAGCGAGCAGGCTGCACTGGACCGCGCTCGCGAGAAGCGCAAGCCCGCCAAGCAAGCCGAGATTGAGACTCGCGCCAGCTTACGGCGGCTTTACAGCTGGTGCGCTGATGAACCTTGAACGACGAGGCTCGCGGCGCTTACAACTTTGTCAATGAGCTTTTAAGGTCAGGAGACATGGAGGGCGCAAGGGCAGCTTACGCGAAGTACCGCGACCTCCAGCGCCAGATTGACGAAGCATTGCAGCTTCTAGCCCCCGAGCAATACTCCAGTGGCCAAACCTCTGGCGCAGTTACAAGCATGGTTGCACCCGGCAGCGTGGCGTTCAAAGCTGGATCAAAGTTACCCGTGTTAGGGCCAAATGGCCACGTCTGGCGGCGTTGGCGCAGCGGCCACAGCTTTGCCACAATTCGGTCGTGGCGAAGGTGGCTTCACTGAAAGAGTTTCAGAAGTTGACCCTCTATCCACTGCGGTCGGCGGCACAATCGGCATGGTTTCACCTGTAGCTGGTCGAGTGGCTGGCGCAGCTACACGCGGCGCACAGGAATTAACCAGACGCGGCGTCGGTGACTACAGTGGCGCAGCATCACGCAGGGTGGCTGGTCAACTGTCTGGTCCTCAAGCGACAGCTCAGGACATTCAGTCATATCTCAAAAGCCTTGGGTCAGAAGCTATGCTGGCCGACGTGCCGGGCCGCCCCCGCACCTTTGGCTCAGGGTTTGGCGACCATCCCCGGCCAAGGCCAAGAGGTTTTGACCCGCGAAATAGGCGCTCGCGGTGCAGGCGCAGGTCAGCGTGTTGAAGATGTGATGACGCAGCGCATTGACCAGCCAAACGTAGGTTTTGAGGAAACATTAGCCCAGCAAGAGCGCAAATCTGGCGTACTAGGCCCAATGTATGAGGCTGCTACTCAAAGCGATAAAATGTTTGATGTAAACACACTGCGCAGCGCACTGGTTCTGTACGGCAAGGATGCTTCACGCTCGGTTCGCTCTCAAATGAATGCTGTGTTGAAAGATTTAGGCACAAAAGGCGACGTTAGCGCTGAGAAGCTGCACAACGTCCGATCCGCGTTGAGCGACGTTATATTCAAAGAGGGTGGAAGCGTTGCTGTAAACCTCAAGCCATTCCTGCACAAAATTGACGATAAGCTGGACGAGCTGCCAAGTTACTGCAGCGGCTCGATCAGGCTACTCTGAGGCTTCCGCCATCCAGCGTGCTGTTGAGGACGGCGAAAAGGTATTTACTGGCGGCAAAACATCTGCATTGTCTCCGCGTGAATTGGAAGCAAAGCTCGCAGGCATGTCTGACATGGAGCGAGCTGCGTTCCAGAAGGGCGCACGGGATTACATTGGCTCTCTCATGGGTACGTCTCGCAACGATGCAGCCGCCGCTTGGGGTGAGTTCGGAAAAAGCTGGAACGCTGAAAAACTGAGGATGCTTGTTGGCGACGAAAGTGCGGCGGCCATTACCCAGCGCTTGCTTGCTGAAAAAGAGTTTGCCAAAACCTCATCTGACGTTCTTGCTGGTTCGCAAACAGGCTTCCGCACAGAGGCGCAGTCTGCATTGCGAGACCTTCGTGACCCTGAGAGCTTCAATGCACCCAGCGTCGGTCAGCGTGTCAAGACTGCCATAGCTGCACCTGTCAATAAGATCATGGACGAAATCATGTACGGCACGGGCGACATTCGCCGCGAAGTTGGCGAAATACTCACGTTGCAAGGTGCCGAGCGTGACGCAGTGGTTCGTCAGCTGCTGAGCGAGGCTTCACGCCTGCAAGACAAAACAAAGCTGCAACGTCTGACAGACATGCTGGCGCAAGTTGGCTTGATGGCTACTACGCCAGCGGTTACAAGCGAATAAAGGACACGATTAATGGAACTTAAACCAAAATCACGCAGCGAAATTGAGGGCATTGTCCAAGACGCAATATCGGATGCGGTGGACTTTGTTGAGGGCGAGATCAGCGATGATCGGATCAAAGCTCAGCGCTACTACGACGGCGAGGTTGACCTTGGCTACGAGGACGGCCGCAGCAAGGTTGTAGCCACAAAAGTACGAGATACTGTACGTTCCGTTAAGCCAAGCTTGATGCGCATATTCCTCAGCACAGCCAAGCCCGTTGAGTTTGTGCCTCACGGCCCAGAAGACGTGGCAATGGCCGAGCAAGCCACTGAGTTTATGCACCATGAGTTTACACGGCTAAACGGCTACCGTGTGATGAATGACGCCTTCCAAGATGCGCTGGTTAAAAAGCAAGGCATCGTGAAGGCATACTGGATGACATATCCAGAGGCCGAGATTTACACGTATACCGACCTATCTGACGATGAATATACATATCTCATTGAAGACGATAGCGTGACTGTGCTTGAGCATACTGCCGAAATGACCATTGAGGTTGACCCGATGGGCATGGAGATCGAGCTGCCTATTCACAGCGTTAAGCTCAGCCGCCAGAAAGAAATGGGCGAGCTGTGCATCGAGAGCGTCCCGCCGGAAGAGTTCTTTATTAACCGTGACGCCCGCAGCCTTACCGACGCCTACGTTGTAGCCCACCGCACTGACATGCGCGCAGGCGACTTGATTGCGATGGGCTTTGACCCAGACGTAGTGCTTAACTTGGACAGCTTTGAGAGCGGGTCAGACATGACCGAAGCTGAAATGTATGAGCGCCGTGGCTATGACATGGATACGTCTGATGACGATGAGCAAGACCCGTCCATGCGCAATGTTGCCGTGACAGAGGCATATATGCGCATTGACGTTGATGGCACTGGTATCCCTGTTTTGCACAAGATCATATGCGGCGGCACGTCATATGAAATGCTTGAC